AAATCTGTTGGAACAGAATTAAGGTCATAGAAATAATTAAATACCTGATTGTTTATCTTTGAACCAGGCAAAGAAAATGATTTGGAATAAGCTGAGTTTTTCTTTGTGATGTCTTGAAGCTCTGCGAACGACAAGTTTACCAACACCGGTTCGTTCTGATAGGTATCAAGAAAAAAAGTTTGTCCTGAAACTGTGGTACGGATTCTTAACATTAGAACGGAATATAGTATGGTCTATAAGGTGTTAATTCCATTTGAATGGTATATTGGAATATTCTTTGATATTTGGAGATATATTCCTGAACTTCTTTATTAAGAACTTGTACCGGTAAAAGATAAGGATAGATTAAATCTTGATTGGAAGATGGAAGCCAGTTGTCTTCAATAATATAAACATAAGGGGACATCAATAATTCCTCAATAATTTGAACATCATTTTGTGCTACGAAATTGGAATCTACTGTCACGATTTCTGTGGCATCACCATAGAAATTCTTAATCCCCGAATCATAGGATTGTCTGTTCCAATATACAGTATTCAAACTCTTCTGTGAGTTATATGATTTTTTATTTACCTCGAACTTCTTTGTATACTTCTTTGTGAATGTATATGTATCCCATATCCCTTGTCTATTCATAAAGAGAAATGAAACAGGGTCATTGAGACACTCTTCCCCAACCATTTTATATTGTACGATTTCCGATGACCCGTATATGTCATAGTCATAACCATAAACATCATTGGTGAGATATATCGCAACATCGGAATCTGTTCTCACCGTTGGGTTGGGTTTAAATATTCCATAAGCAATTCTTTGTTGGAGATATGAATATGGTGCGGCAGTTTGAGCGTTTATTCTTGGGGTAAATGATATTGGTTGAGCTTGTATCGCATCATAATTGTATTGTCCGTTGTTCGAAGTTTTTTGTAGATACAATATTGCTTCAACACTTGTGGTATTGTTAAAAAGTGGATTACCACCATACATAAACCCTACAATGATTGGACACTTATAATAGTGCGTTCTATACCTTGTCTGATAAACATTTGAACCAAGTATGGTCATAGGTATTGTCTCATTACCAAATGTTGACATGAAATTACCTTGAGTTGTACCAGTATTCATTTGATATGCCAGCACTGATGTATCCAAATAGTTATATTTTCCTGTCAGATTGTTTCCTGAATAATAGTATTTCTCGGACATTTGTTTATTGTCCTGAACACCTGGATAAATCATCACACCATAAGGCTGCGTCTCTGCACTCAATGGAGATATTGTCCCACCAGTATAAGCTGTGTATGCTGAAAATGTTGATGGAACAATCGTTGTTGTTGTTCCCCCACTTGTATATTGTACTCCGAATAATATTCTATATTCGTTAATTTGATATATGTTTTGAAAACCTTCATAACCACCATTAAATCCATTTGAATATGAGATGGTTGATGTTCTATCATTAACGATTGTTGCTTGGTTGGTATCAAGTTCTATCGATGTTGTCTGTGAGTCTGCTACTCTAACAAGATAGGCATCTGTTGTTGCTGATGAACCTGATATAATCATACCCAAGTTTCTTGGGTTGGCATCAACTATGTTATAGATAATTGTTTCAACATTGAATATACAATGACCAAAACTATTTGGTGGGATAAGAAGTCTCGCTATCTTTCCATAATCCTGTGTTGAACCAGAATCATTTAAATATGGGTTTTTATAAACATCTGCAACAAGTTTAATATCTGTATAAGCTGAATAACTATTGAGAGCCACATTCCAAGTGTGGTCAGCGTGACTTGGACAAACTTCAAGTGGTTGTTGATATATGGTTAAATTGAAACTCATGTCGTTGGAATTTGATTTCTTAAAATGTTATCCAATAATATATTCACATCTTCAGCCATCGCTTGATAAAGTTGTTCAAGTTCTGCGTTTAGGTTATCAGGTGGGTTATCCAATTTATCAGCAAAGTTGTCAAGACCTCTGTCATATAGGATTGAACCGTTCCCGTACGGTCTTATCCCATATCTAAATATATTTTGTTGGATGGCAAATGCGAGTGAGAGGGTTTTCTTTTCTTCACTCAGTTTTAGTCCTTTCTTTTTTACCCATGCTCTTAACAGGTCTAATGGTAAAGGTTTTTTATTCTTATTCTTTCTCGATTTATTTATTGCGTATGCAATTGAGTTAGTCCCGAAATCATCTCCTACTGTAATACCTCTTATCTTTATCCATTGGATAAGTGCTGATGTGGGAACTCTTTTGACACCCGGTAATCTACCAGCGTTTACATAATCGTAGTAATCGAGATATTCTAATAGTATTTGTGGTATACCATCAGGACCTATCTCAACAAGAGCTTGAATTGAATTATATAGATTACCAGTAGCATACTTGTCTCCTGTTCCTTTTTGGTCAGGATTTCCATAGGGATAAATCTTTTCTATCAACGCTTGTTTCATCATCACTTGAAACATCGTTGCCACTTCCTGCATCGCCTCTATGGTGTATTGCCAAGCCATTATTTTATTACATTAAGAGAAAATCCAACACTTTGACCTGCAGTAGTAGTGTTAATCTTCGATATAATATCCGCAGGAGTAAAACTCGGTAAGGGGTCTCCCGTCAACCAAACGCTAGATGTAAATGTCGTACTAGTTATTTTCTGACCGGCGAAATGACCAGTATTAGCATTATTTCTAACAAGTCCGAAAGTTTGTGCTATCGACTGATTATTTGATGAAAAAACAGGGGTTTTATATCTCACTGTTGGTGAAACTCCCCCATTTCTATAAGTTAGAATATAACAGAAATATCCTCCTCCATATCCACTGAAAGAAAGAGTAGAAGGGGTAGCAACAGATTGTAATCCCGTTGAAGAAACGGGTAAACTAATTCCACTCATTATCAAGTCCTTCGGATAAAATCCGTATTGGTCAACATATTGTAAATCATAGAAATAAAGATTTACTACATCGGAAGTTGAGGTTATAGTATCGATATTGACTGTGACTGCTGAATAATCGTGTACTCCCGTATCGTAGAAATACCACATTACCATATTCGATTGTGAACCGGCGCCTGGATTAAATGAACCGCTAGAACCTGCACCATTACCCATAAAGTCGGGTTTTATATTTGCGATGTAAGAGGTAATTAAATTCGGAGCAGTTAGTAAATTCGTAGCAATCCTCGTTCCCGTATTATTTCCCAATCCGTCTTCTACGGCTTGAAGGGATGAAGTAATACCCGTAGTGCTATCGGATAGTTTAAGTAATCCATCGTAGGTATTATTGATTTGTTGTCCTGTTAAAGTTCCAAAAAACATATTAATTAATTTTGTATAATTTTATATCGAATTCCAATTCGAAGATGTATTATTCCAATCGGATGATGTGTTATTCCATAAAGCCCCTCCTGTTTGTGTAGTTGGTGTAATTGTTGGTGTTAATGTTTGTGTAGGCGTATTTGTGGGTGTTTCTGTTTGAGTGGGAGTTTGAGTGTGAGTCGGTGTTTGTGTTTGTGTAGGAGTTGTAGACGGTGTTTCAGTATTTGTTGGAGTTGGTGTGTTAGTAGGTGTTTCTGTATTTGTTGGTGTATTCGTAGGAGTGCTTGTATTTGTTGGTGTTTGGGTATTGGTCGGTGTTTGAGTATTTGTTGGTGTAAGAGTTGGTGTTGGTGTGAGGAATGGTCCAAAGGCAGCATCACATCTATCAAGAGGTGTCATTACCTTAATATTCAATATTCCATTCCAACCCCCAAGATAGTCATCAAACTTCTCAAGTATCGGATTACACAAAACGGTGTCATCAAGATAATATTTCTCGTTAAAGTTCCCAAGTGAATCTGTGACGGATAATCTAAATTGAGAAATAACATCATCAAGGATTTGGTTTGTATCAGATAATACATCAACTTGATTTGATAGGTCATCTTCAAGTATATCAACAATCATCACATTCATCTGATAGTTTGTATATGATGAACCGTCGTCTGTTATTACCTGCTGTGCTGATGCTGGTATAACATACATCATCGGATAGATTGGAGATTCAAATGTTGTATTATCTTTTTTATCTCTCATCTGAACCCAATAGATAAAGTCATCCATCGAACCAAAAGACCAAGAATTGATTTGTTTGTGATAGAAGGCCAATAGTTCCATATCATCAACAATGGTCTTGAGGTTAATCCAATCGTGTTGTATTGATGTTCCTGTAAATGTATTGAAGGCAGCTGCGCATCTGTCAAGAGGGGTCATTGTCTTAATCCTCATATTAGCGTTCCAACCATTTGTTTGGTCCTGATATTTCTCTATAAAAGGAATACAATTCACCGTTTCATCCAACCAGTATTTCTTATTGTAATCCCCTTGTTGAGCTGTGACGGATAATCTAAACTGGCTCATCAAATCTTGTAATGTTTGTAAAGTATCAGATAGTGTATCTTCTTGATTGAATAATGAACTTTCAGCAATATCCATTACAATATGATTGAACTCCCATGTTTTAAATCTTAAGTTGTTTTCAACAGGACCAGGAACAACAAAGTATAACGGGAATATCGGAGACTCGAAGGTTGTATTTGGAGACTTATCTCTATTTGTAATTAACCAAGCGATTTGGTCTGTATCCCCAAGTCCAAATGAATTAATGAACTTGTGGTTATATGCCAACTGGTCAAAGTCATCAGCGAAAGTCTTAAAATTAATTGTTTGGTCAGGTAATACAAATGAAGGTGTTGGCGTATTTGATGGTGTTATTGATGGTGTGAGACTTATTGTTGGAGTGACAGTTGAAGTATTTGTTGGTGTTGGAGTGACAGTTGAAGTATTTGTTGGTGTTGGAGTGACAGTTGAAGTATTTGTTGGTGTTGGAGTTACACTCGGCGCATCATATCTATCAACAAGGAATGCAAACATGGATGTCATTTCTGCTGAGTCTAACTTTTTGTTGAACCAAAATTGTTCTGCAATACTTCCCTCGAACTGTGTTGCAACAATTACCCCTGGACCACCAACAGCAGCAACAGAAGTATATGTAATTGAATTTGAGTTGACTAATATATCGTTAATCCATAATTCAATTTTATATAATGACCCATCTTGATAACATCTAAAGGCTTGATTTATCCAAGTGTATGCAGTCAAGGGCTGATTAAAGTTAACAAATCCTGAATCTGTGTTTGGGTCTGCCCAAACATTGTATTCGATATTTGAACCTTGAATTTTGTTTTGGAACCATCTATAAGGAACTGTTGTCCCATTATATAATTGTGAGTTGGCTTGTCCTCCACCTGAATCACTCGAACATATAACACTTTCAAACGGAGTTGAAGATGTCAAAATATATCTCGTAAATATTGTGAAATCTGTAGTAGCTGAATATTGACCATTTAGATTTGTTAAATTACCGTAAGAACCAGGATATTTTGTTCCGCCACTGAATCCTACTGTTGTTGCAGGATATATATTATTTTGAAATTGAACTGGACTAGCTCCTCCTGTTTGAAAATATGTTGTTGCACTCGCTCCATCAATGACACTCAATATTACATTACCTGATAAATTCAGGAAACTTGGATTGCTGTATTGATTCCACCATGTAAGACCTGATAAACTATTTGGAAACATTACTTATACGCTTGTTTTATTTTCCTTTCTTTTTCTTTATTAAGGTCATAGTGAAACGACAAATGATTAAGACAAGATAGAAGGGAGAGAGAAGTGACATCATCAATCTTCCAAACTTTGTCTTGCGAGAGGAAATTGATTGCCGAATACCATCCCCAATAAGCCCCAAAGTTATTTTCAACCTCATCGTCCACCACAGGAGTTTGCTGTTCGAATAGAGATGGGAAAGTTGTTGCAAGCCCTTTCCGAAATTTAATAAAAAAAAAATGGCACCTTCAAGATATTTTATCTCAAGTTCCTTAAATGATTCCATCTGCTCTTTGAAGTTTGTATCACCATACTTAACACCTTCCTTTGTGTATAGATATGCTGCCAGTTCATTTAAGTTTGCTATTCTATAATTCTCATCTTTGGTTAGGAAACTATCTATATCCACAAATTGTCCAAAGCTCATATTGTGTACATCAACAAGCTTATAAATATCTCCACCAAATTCTATCTTGGGAAATAACTGCTTCGATTCTGTAAATATAATTTCTTTGAGTTTCTGTCCTACCTTGAGTATCTCTGCTGCATCTCCTGCTAATAACTCCTCCTGAGGTATTCCAACCATTTCAGATATCATCTTGTAATACAAAGTCTCCTCGTCCATGAGGTCTTTGTATTTCATTATCTCAGACCACATCTGAATTGTAATAGGTTTTACTTCATACCTTTTTCCTTTGTGAATAATTGTATCCATCTGTTATAAATATTTTTTAATATACATACACACTGGCGGTCCTCATCTGTTTCATGGTTAACACATAACGAATGGGGTCTAGTAAGTGATTGTTGTTATCTTCAGGTTCATCAAGGTTATTTCCATTCTTATCATGCTTCCATACATAAGAATTTAATTCATTTATTAGATTGGTTGAATCCTTTGTTATAAGAAGATTATGTCTTTTAATTTGGTCTATACCGGATAGGATTGTGTCTTTCTTAACTGACTTGGCATTAATACCACTTCTTGTCATCTCTGAGATGTATTGTGGGTTCGCAGAATCACATATAAAATCATCTGATAGAGATATCCCCAAATCTTTTATCTTGTAAATAAAGTCAGATATGGTGGTATTACGGAGGTATAAAAGTTCCTTACAATAAATCGATTCCCCAAGCTTATATACTTGAACTAATGTATTGGGGTCTGAGAATCCAAAGTCACAACCATTCGCCAATAGTTTTGCTTCTTGTGGTATGTCATCTATAAGTTGTGAGTGGTTAAATACCAGTCTTGTTGGAATCCCCTTTTGACCAAGACCAAATACACGCCACAGATTGGAATCACGCGTGCGTAATTTTTCGATTTCTTCAATCTGATTTTGTAGTAGGAATGGATTGTCTTTGTATGTTGTAATCGTATAGAAGGTATCGTCTTGTCCTTCCATATCATATAACCAAGACTGCCATAATGACGGGTTGAAATCAAGTATCATCTTCTCTGTGGTCCTGAGTGATAACTGAACATACTCATCATAGGTTATCTCTGTTGCTTCATTAATGAATCCCACATCTCTTTTTCTACCCCTAACCTTCTCTTCACTATCTAATGAAAACCATTCTATAATATTTGTGCCAAGTTCGTAGTATCCATCTACGGAGTGCCAGTTGTCTTCTTTGTATAGGTCCAAATTGAGTAAGATTTCTTTAAGGTCTCTGAGAACT